ATCATCCATATCTAAGAAGTTAGGAACCATATAAACTGTTGCTGTGTCAAAGTTTGGATTGCAAGTCCAGATTAATTTTTTACCTCTAACGTAGAACTCAGGCTTTGCCATCTTTTTAATTCTACTTAGAAATAAATTCTGATCATCACTCTGACGAGAGTAGTAAGTGTTACCACAAGAGTCTGTCGCATACTTAACACTCATCGGACCGTAAGCAGGAGCAGCAGTAAGCATACTAATGTACTTTCCGTTTTCACAAGTAACTGGTAAGTCATACGGTAATACCATGGTGCCGAGTACTGAGTTGTCAGCCGTAGCAGCTTCTTGATATACAATGGCAATAAGAGCAGACACTGTCTGATACTTATAACGGCCCATAATATCATTCGGCACGTCACCGCTAGCCAAACGCTCTTGTATTAAATCTACTAGGTCTCTCTTAGTCATTATGGTCTACCTTTTTCAATTTCTATAGTCTGCAAGCTATTCATATCCTTAAGATTGATAGCGAAGAATTTGTAAATAATATTGATGATATCATCATGAACATCCTCTGGCCATTCCAACTCAACGCTCTCACTCGGATCCCCTGCCGTAAAACCAGGTCTTACAGTAGTGTCAGGTAAAGAACCGTGATCTGTTCCTGGAGGAAGGTATACAGGAAGTAAAGTAATATCGCTAAAATCGTAATCGTAGTTGGGAGTTAACGGCATTCTGATATAAGTAAAACTAATATCATTTATACCTCTTGGTCTAACTAATAACTTCTCATTCTGTATTGTAGCAATTGGTCTGCTTATGGTTGGAGCATATAGAGAGGTGCTAAGTCTATAAGAAAAATCCTTGTTTGTTAACATCTCAATGTGTCTATAAACCTCCGTGGATCCTGTTGTATTGTTCGTGTAATCCATACGACTACTCTGAACATATCTCACATAATCTGAAGGGAGAACAGCGTAACCATAGTCATCCAAATATATTGGAGAGGATGAGCTATCACCAAGCGTAACAACAAAAGGACGTAGATTGTCAATCATTTCCTCATCTTGCTCTAAGACAACTAAGAAATCATTTAGCTTCTCAATATTAGAGTAGCTCAATGCCTTATTAAAGCTATCAGGGGTGACTACGTTACCATAGGCATCCTTTCCTAGCTTTAAATAAACTTGTTCGTATATTACGTCTAGTGTCATACTTTATTAGTTATATACTCGAATTTCAATTGGAGTGTAGTTTAACACATCATCAGCTGAAGAGGTTGTTAATTGAATAATAGCATCATTGTTTCTAGCTAATTTATACGAAGTTCCGCCTCCACCCGTGTTAACAGAAGAGTCAAAACCTCCACTAGGACAAGGAATGAATAATTTGTCAATTAAAAATGTATCAGCTAATGTTGCTCTGTAAACTCCAGCAGATACTCTAGTCCAAACAATAGCACCAATTGTGTTTTCTAAAATAGTTGCTGTTGGAGCGTTAGTTCCTGTTTGACTCATAAGAGCTGTATAAACCTTGTATGTAGGCTGAAGAGCTTCTACATCAGCTTGCAGTGTAGTTATATCACCTTCAATTGTAGTGATATCTCCCTGGATAGTTGTTATATTGTTTTCAACATCGCCTATTGCGTTCCAAATATCAGTATCCTCGTCCTGCAATTGTACTATATCCTCTTCGATATTTGTTATATCACTTTGGATCTGCTCTAAGATAGATTGAGTAGTTGATCCTGGAGTATTGATCCAACGTGGAGTATTATCGTCTCCGCAAGAATCGCAAGAACAAGAAGATCCACAAGATCCTGAGCAAGAACCAGAAGAACAACTGCAAGTAGACGTGCCGCTAACAAGTTCGTTCATTAAGTTTAAGTACTCATTTGCCTTAGCTGTATTTCCACAAGCTCTCTCCATTTGATATTGAGAGAAGTAAGCGTTTATTAAGGTCAATTGCTTTGCATAACGAGGAGTTGCAACACCACAAGCAACATCAGAGTTGTAAGCTTGAGTCATGCCATCAATACACCCATTAATTGAACATAGTTGACCAACACAAGCTACATTGTGATTTAACGTCTTCTTTAATTGATATTCAATAACAAGATCATCTTCCTGTGTGTACAACAATTGAACATCCATAATAGCTGTCCACATTCCTGTAGCAAGAGTGTCCACTGTTAATGTATATGCCCCTGTCGTGATTGGTGACTGTTCTCCTACTGCTGGATTAACAGCTGGAGTTGGATCAACCAAACCATCAGGATAATATAAAGATAGTGTGCGAGAAAGAATCTCAGGGCTAGTAGCCGTTCCATCATTACTTCCGTAGTAAGTAGAATCTGTTGCTGTAATTAATCCCGTTGGATAATAATCGCAATTATGCTCTACAGAGAAACACGCTGTTAAAGTATCGGCACCTAAATATGTAAATGATACAGAATCGTACGTCTCTGGATCGTTAGGATCAATAACTGCTGTACCATACTTCAGAGTATATGTACCGTACACAATGCTATTGGACGTATCAAGAGGAAGGTTGAAATAAATTGATTCAACATCCCCGTCAATCAATTCATTGCCAATAGAATTTTTTGTAACGAAAGCAACACCTGATGGTCCAGTAATGATACCATACAAATCTTGAGAAACGTCTTGATCAACCTTTACCTTTTTGGTGGTTATATTAAAGTGTAATGTAGTAGCCATTTTTTTATTACGAATTATACCACGAAGATAAAAAAAAATAGGGTACAAACTGTACCCCATTTCAGATTTTTATAAAATATTCTTAGCTAATAGCCTTCTTAACAAGATTTAAGGCTTTTTTGTCCTTAGAAAGGAAATCAGCCAACCCCTGCTTATCATCAACTGGAATATCCGCTAGAATAACTTCTTTGCCGTTTGAAATTAATACAGTTTGTGTACCGTCCATACTTGGCACTAAGCGATCTAAATTCCATGCCTTTTCAATAATCTCAAGAATCTCATTGTTTTGAGCAGGAGCTAAAGTGTCAATTACATACTCACGGTACTCTGCCTTTTTATCCATTGCATTATAAATGCGTGCGATAATTAATTCTTTAGTATCCTCAGCATTAACACCTACATTACTCTTAGCAAAAGCAATCAACTGCTCTTTAGTCATATTAGCAACAGCTACTTTAGCACGTGCCTCAGCCATTTGTGCATTTGCTCTCTCTGTAGCTTCCTTCTCTGCCATCATGAACTTATAAGGAGAACTATGCCTTCCTTTTAATCCATTAGCAAAAAGACCGCTAAAGTTATATACAAACCACAATAATTCTTTATCCTTGCGAGGATCAAAGAAAAAATTAGCATCAATAGGCATAGACTTAGCAGAAAAAATCTTACGTCCATCACTTCTGTATTGTGGAGGACCATCGCTAAAACGAACCTCTCTTTGCTCTCCAGTCTCAGGATCTACAAAGTTATAGAATAATAACATTCCATGTTTTGGTTTAGCGTATACAAACGGAACTATTGGATTATTTGTTTGAAGCTTACGTACTGAATCTCCATTGTGAGTCAATCGCACCGATTTGTTTTTTAACATAAAATCTGGGAATACAGATTTAAGTTGATTTAGATCCTCTGTACTAAGAGAGAATTTTTCACCATCAATGAATAGCATAATGTATATTTTTTTGTGTTGTTTTTATGTGTGTGGAAAAGAAAAAAAGGGAGGGAGAAACTCACCTCCCCTTTTTATATTTAAACTAAAGCTTAGGCTGGGTTAACAGGGCTAAGTTTAGTGAATTGCTCCAATACGAAGAAATCAAATCCTAAGTCTGAAGACAAGTAAAGTTTAGCAACGTCACTTGGTCCGATCTTACGAGCAGAAGCACGTCCATCGTCAGTGATCTCCATGAAGCGGCTATATCCGTTCATTTCCTTGTAAACCAACTCGATACGGTTGCGAAGAACACCTTCAGCATCAGCCATCTTGTTCAATGGAATAACCCATCCACGGCGGCGTAGAGCATTAGTGTTAACAGCAGCCAAAGTAGTTGGATCTTGCATGAAACGAGCTTGCTTCAACATGAAGTTATAACCATCAACGATCAAACCTTGGTAAGAAAGAGATCCAGTTAATGCATCAACATCACTCATGTTTCCACCGAAGAATACGTCAGCAACTGATTGGTTCAATGCGTTTACGTTAGCATTTGCAAAGTAACCAGTGCCTTGAGCATCTTGATTGATTTCAGAGTATAACTCTTGGGTTAACCAAGTCAAGAACAAGTTACTAGAGTAACGCTTAGACATCTCAGTAGCAATAGTACGCAAATCTTCAACACCGAAGTCACCAGCAGCAGCTCCAATCTCAGCAGTGTATCCTCTTGCACCAATCTCAGCATCAAGACCAGAGAAAGTTTGTGGAACAGCAGCGTTAGTTTGAGCTTGACCGAAGATCATTGACAAAGCGATTTGCTTGATCAAACGATATTCAGCTTCGTCTTGTCCTTCGTAGAAGAAACCGTTCATCTTCTTAGTACGACCATCACCGTACTCAACTTCCATGAATTGAGGAGCGTTGGTTTTTTGAGTACCAGTCAACTCATAAGTCTCCTTGAAGATTTGAGTTTGCCAGTTGTACTTAGTCCAGAAAGACTGAGATGAAGTTGGTTGGTCTGAACCTTCAGCCCATGCAGAACCTACAACGATCAAAGTAACGTCTCCAGTAACACCAGTTAAAGAACCAGTTTGTACAGCATCAAGAGTCACAGTGTATACGTTAGATACAGGCGCAGAAACAGCAGATACGCGAGCCAAAGGAAGAGAAGCTTCAGAAGCGATCATAACTACTTGACCAACTTTAGCGTAGATCAAATCGATGTTAGTAGAACCTACAGTCTCAGCAGTAACTTCCACAGTGATTTGACTAGCACCAGTTGCATCAACAGTACCGTTGATCGGAGCATCGTAGAAACCTTTTTCCCAGTGCCATCCAGTGATGTTTTGAACACCACGCTTCATTCCTAATCCCATCAAAAGTTGGAAGTCAGAAAGACCGTTGTCACCGTACTTGTTTTTCAAGGTACGTAAGTAATGTGGAACCAAAAGTCCACTTGTGTATGAAGCGTCAAATAACGATAATAGACCGCCATTTAAACCTTCACCCGAAACAGGAGCAAATGTATTTGCCATTTTAATGAATGTTTAAAATTAATAAATCACTTTTTTTATTGTTGTGACTCGAAGTACCTTTGTAGTTGAGACTTCTCAGACTTACCGTCAGGTTTCTCGTGTTTAACTACCTCTGATCCATTATGGAACTCTCTAAGAGCTGCTTCTTGGGCCTCCCCTCTCACAGCGGTTATTAGAGCTTTATATACATTCTTCGCTTCCAATGCCTCGGCACGGTTGCGGATGTACATATTTATAGCATCCATATTTTGTTCATTAGCAGGTAAAGGATTCGAAGAAATAATTCCCATGACCTCTTGATTAATTTGGTTTCTAGTCTCCTCCGACACCGAAGTCTTTACTTTTAAACCGTCAATCTCAATGTCAAGTTCGTTAATCTTTGATGCCTCTGTTACAATCGGCTTCCAATCACTAACTAACTTATTAACACTCTCTTTTTGAGTGTTAATTTGTTCTCGCAAAGATGCAATAAAATCTTTATTCTCACCAATATTTTTTAATTTTTCTTCTACAATGGAAATGTTTTTTCCTAATTTCATCTTCATTGTCTTTGGGATATCCTCACTAGAGGCATCAACATAGGTGTTATTCTCCTCTGCGATAGTCTCGCAAATCTCATCAAAAGTCATATCTTCAAGAAGAGAAGGATCTTTGATAACTTCAGCTAGTGCCATTGTTTGGATAGGACTCTGACGCATATCAGAAGCGGACTTTCCAACAAATTTATTGGCAACATCTAAATCGTTAATACCTGTGGTCTTAATAAAGGCATTTAAGTTAGCCAGCTTTTCATTTGCAAAAGGAGATTCTAATTCTTTAACAAGAGTTTCTCTCTCAGAGATATAAGGCTCAAACTCCTCGAACTTCTTAGCACGCTCCTCAATAGTCATGTACTTCTCTTTGATAGAATCGATAGACTCGAAATCTCCAAAGATTGCCTTCAAATCAGAGGCCTTAAATGTAGGCTCTTCTACAGGAGGTGTATCAGCATTATCATTAACAGGATTAGCTTCATTCCCTGTATTTAATTCAGGAGAGTTTTCTAGAGGCTCGCTGTTCTGAGCTGGTAAACCCAATGCATCAAAGATGCTTGTAGATTTCATTTCATTTTCCATACGTGTGTTATTTGTGTGTTTTTATTTTATTTTTTTCTCATTGAACCTGTAATCTCAGCTCCTGTCTGTTCTTGGAGGAATGCCTCTGTTTTAAGTTCGGCAATATTACCTTCTGTTTTAGACGCTTGTAGAGCTTGAGCTTCTTGTATTCTTAATTGAGAGAGTACTGTTTCCTGTTCGATTGTAGCGTTCTTCTTTGCCTCAATCTTAGCTATCTCAGCATCTAGCTTAGCCTTTTCTAAATCAATTAATGATTGAGATTGTGCCTGTTGATTCTGAGCAGCCATTTCATCATTATACTTTCTCTTCTTAGCGGACTTGTAATTTAAATACCAAGTAGCCTCTTTGATTCTACCCTTCTCTAACATCTCAATAATCATGGTGTAATCAGCAAGTTCAATCTCAGGCATTCCATTACGGCCAACCTTAAGAGCTGTCTCTGCTGCTTCCATGATTTTATATTTCTGAGTTTGAGAAACTTTATTTGAAAGAGAAAGACCTAATTCATCAAGAGTCATCTCAGCACCTGTTAGCATTGCATCTACAGAAGCCTGACCAAATACACCACTGTAGTAATCACGAGTAGCTTTATCGTATCTCATAGTAGTTAAGGCACGTAAGATAATATTCTCGGCAGACTTAATCTTTAATTGCTCGATTGCTTGTTGCAATGGCCATAGAGCGTTATTTGTCGCCTCTATTTCTAACTCGGCAATACCAACTAATTTATCACCTTTTGCAGGAGATCCAGCCATAGTCGGAGTGATACCCGTAATCTGCAATAACTTCTCAACATCATGTTGATAAGCTGTAATCCATTCCGCTAATT